TATCAAATAAAAGAAACGCGCAACACCCAAAAACGGGTGTAGCTCTCAACGAAGTTCGCAAGAACTCCGTGCAACCGGCACAGGTTGCGTAAAATACTGTGATATAGCTCACAGAAAGCGTAGCGGGGGTGGACAAACCCAAAAATAAAAGGAAAAGTCCTCCGCTGTGGAAAGAAATAGATTCACAGCAGTGGAGGTATGAAATTCTCCACGCGCTGTGACTTGAATTCCGCCGACAGGTTGTGTTCCCGACGTCCAGTCCAACTGGCGATGGGGGTAAAACCTTCCGCGAAAATAGAATGGGCATTCTATTTCATTAATGCCCGTAATGTGTGATAGGGACACATTAGACCCATTAATCCCGACAAGTGATCCATTTGCAATGGCCACTTGAGTTGAAGTACCGGGATCAACATTTGGGGAGACACTTGAATTGTCATAGTCATAAGGGACTGTACCATTCAAACGACAAATCGCAATGTGGTTTGTGGTATTACGTCCATCAATCATTGCCTTATATCGCATACCACCTCTCACACCTGCATAGCACATTGAAATCCAATTCCAAAGTGTCATAACGCAATAGTTAAAAGGTGTTCCACCGGCACTAACATCTACGGCACCATCCACTGGTCCATAGTAATAGGGGTAAAGCGATTGTTGGTAATCCATTTGACCTATGAAATTGAAGGTTGCACCAGTCACACTCAATGTGGGTAGAACCCGAAACAAGTTGTATCGTTTAAGCATCTGTCGAAAAGACAAGATACTCTCACCTGTGTAAACTTTGTTAATCAAGCGGGTGTCACCCTGAACGGGATTTAACTGTTCTCCTTGAGTGTGCTCTGGAGCACTTGGTTCGGCCGTCGCATCTCCATCAGGAAACGATTCCAATGATTGCTTCTCCAATCGTGCGCCTGGGACAAAGGAATTTAATCCCGGAGTAAACCTAGAAAAATGGTCATCCGGGACAAATACTTCAAAATCATCTCCCATACTCACAAAAACATTAATAGGAATCGAACTCACCACATCAGAATTTGGTACTGTCAACTCATTCACAATGTATACTCCAATAACTCCATTTCCCTCCTCTTTCGAGGTGTATCTGGTAGTTGAAAACATTTGTGTAACTGAGTCGAAACCCGGCAAATGATGATCTAGCAGTGTAAAAGATTGTCCATTAGAAATTTCTATCGTGAAATCCTTAGAATCAGCAATATCGATGATGTGCACAAAATTTGTGTTATACTCGTTACTCTTGATATAATCAGGATCATACACGATTTTAATTCTTCCCCTGTGAAAAGAGGACGCAACAATCTGAAATCGAAATCTCATAGTACCGGTCCAATACTTAAAAGGAAGGGCAGCCATACACGAGGGTGTGAGATGGTATTCAGTATTGAAACCACTACCCTGAGAACCAAACATACAAGGATCAACTCTTGCATTCCACATGAAAGTTTCAGGTGGACCAGCCATAGGCCAAAAGAATTGAGTTAGAAAACATTCACGAGTTGCTATACTCGTGATAGTCATTTGATCTGTCCCGTCAAGTCCAACTAAACGGGGATCAACAGACAATTCCTGTTTCTGGTCTACCGACAATTTGCATGATTGATCACTTGCGTTAGTTAACGCTAAAGACCCTCCAGGTCTATTAACATAGGGATGGGCAGTAGTATCAATCGCAGGGCGCGAATAACCGAAAGCACTGGCAACATCTGCAACGGCTCCAGCCGCCATGGACGTAGCCATAGCGAAAGGAGCTATTTGAGATACAGACGATAATGCTCCAGCAGCTTTTGAAATAGCAGTGGCAGGACCTGAAATCTTGCCATTTGCT